GCATCCAGTTACTACGTAACCGCTTTGCGTTGCTTGCTATGGAAGCAGCAGAGAAATCTGTTCAGTCTCCAATTGTACTTCCTAACGATGTTCAGGAACTACAACTTGGCGGAGATGCTGTTATCCGTACAGCAAACCCAGCAGGTGTACGCCGTGTGGAACTAAACATTCCAGCAGGAGCATTCACCGAACAAGAAGTACTTAACCAAGAATTGCGTGTTGGCTCACGCTATCCAGAATCGCGTACTGGAAACATTGATGCCTCTATCGTCACTGGACAAGGCGTACAGGCACTTATGGGTGCATTTGATACCCAAGTTAAGTCTGCTCAAGCAATCTTTGCAGCAGCACTACGCGATGTTATTAGCCTCTGCTTTGAGGCAGATGAAGTAATCTATCCAGAAGAGAAGACCATTCGTGGTGTTGATTCTGGTTCACCTTACGAAATCACATACCGTCCAGGCAAAGACATTAAGGGCGACTACTCAGCCGATGTTCGCTACGGAATGCTCGCTGGTCTTAACCCAGCACAGGGTCTTATTTTTATGCTACAGGCTTTGGGTGGCGGTCTTATCTCCAAGGATATGGCTATGCGTGAACTTCCATTCACAGTTAACGTCACACAAGAACTTGAAAAGATTGAAATTGAACAGATGCGTTCTTCGCTTCTTGGTTCACTAACAGCCTTCTCACAGGCTATTCCACAAATGGCAACTCAGGGACAAGATGCTTCAGAGGTGGTCCGTAAAATTGCTGCGGTTATCAAGGCTCGTCAAAAGGGTGTTGCATTAGAAGATGCTATTGAAGCCACATTCGCTCCGCAGCAACAAGTTCCTCCTGCTGGGGCACCACAAATGGTTGAGCAACCGTCCCCTGCTCCCGAAGGCGTTCCAGCAGGAGGCGCTCCTACCGAACAAGGTGGAGCACCAATAGAAGCACCACAAGCAGCACCAGATATTCAAACAATCCTTTCTAGTCTTTCAGCATCAGGTGCTGCTAACGCAAGAGCAGTAACCAGAGGATAATGAAGGCAGGGGACAATGACAACGATTATAGGATTACAGTACGAAAAAGATTGCGTTATTGTTGCAGACAGTCAAACTACAGATGACAGTGGAAAGATATTTTCACATCCTGACGTAAAGAAGATTGCTGAACGGGGACACTTTTTAATCGCTGGGTCAGGAGAAGTCCTGCCCTGTGATGTAGCACAACATATATGGGAACCTCCAGTTCCTGCTAAACAAGACAAAGAAGACCTTTATCATTTTATGATTGCAAAGGTAATGCCATCTCTCCGCAAGTGTTTATCATCAAATGGTTTTAACTTTGATGAACCGAAATCAGAGCAACGCTTTCAATTCTTGATTGCAGTCTGCGGAGAAATCTTTGATATTGATGATGACCTATCTGTCAGCCGTAATGCCGATGGAGTCTACGCAACAGGCTCTGGCGCAGCGTATGCAATAGGTGCAATCCACGCGGGAGCAGATGCTTACGAAGCGATGGAGATAGCGGCTAAGGTGTCAGCATTTACTGCTGCTCCGTATTACTCAAAAGTACAATTTAAGCACACTAAGTAGGGAGAAATAAATGGCAGAAAATAGAGGCGGAATGCGTCCAACAGCACCGCAGAATAATCCTGCTAACATCTCAGCAACTGGTGGCAATGGACAATCTGGTACACAACCAGCACGCTACATCTCAGGTATGGCTTACGGAGAGGGTCAGGCAACTATGCAACAGCAGCAGTCTGCACCTATGGCAGGTACAACACGTCGCGGTGCTGCTAAAGAAATGCCTATGGATATTCCTGGTATGCCAGCAATTACACCTCTTACAGCCCCTACAGAGCGTCCAGATGAACCAATTACAAGTGGTGTTGACTTTGGCCCTGGTGCAGGTTCTGAAGCACTTAACCTACCTCGTGAGCGTTCTCTTTCAGAGATTCTTGCATCAATGATTGATATGGACCCAACTGGAGAAGTTCAGGAACTATACGATTTTGTTGCATCACGAGGTCTTTAATGATTAAAAAACCATTAAATAAAATTGCAGAGTTATCTCCTGGTTTAGCAACCGCTTCAGCACAGGCAAATTTGTCAGCACAAGAAAAAGCAAATATGGCTGCTTTTGCCGAGTTAAGAAAGACTCACGACTACTTAACAACTTTGCCACAGAATGAGGCTTATCGTTCTTTTAATGCTCTTCCAGGAGAGTACCGCGATGCCTTGAACTATGTCTTTGACCCTAAATACCAAGAACAAGATAAAGGTTTTTTTGGAAACTTTATAGGTGGAGTAAAGTCTTCTCTTTGGTATTCTACATCTACCGTAATTGATTTTGGAAAACAAATCATTGGTATGGAAACTGGCCGAGATAAAAAAGTTTCTTTAGGTGATGTAGGCTCTGCCATATCTATAACACCAATGATTGGGGCTATCAAGGGAACCTATGCTGGAGCACAAAAAAGCGGTGTAACAACTGCAGTTGGTAGCGCTTTAGAAACAGCACTACGTCCACAGATTAAAACAATTAAGCAACCATATACTGCACAGAAACTTGCCGAAATTGAAGGCGAAGGCACTCTTGGAACATACGGTAAATTTATTTACGAAGGTTTCAAAGAACTTCTGCCTGGCGGTAGAGATGCTCTTCCAACAGACAATTCTAAAACTTGGAAGAAGTATTGGGAACAGGCTGCTGACCGAGAAAATGTATTTGACAGGATTGAAGTAGAAAAGGTTGATAAATCAACTACACCAGAAATGGCATTTCTTGGAAAAATTCTTGCCAAAAAAGGCAATTTCTTTGATTACTGGGAGGAAATCCTTGCCGACCCAGCAAAACTAGACATTGTTAATCGCTACTCATCTGGTAAACCAGAAGACCAAGAGATAGAAAAAGAACTTGGTAAGATTGTTGCCCAGTACTCTAATGCAAAAATCTCTCCAGGACGCGACCTTGCCCGTAACCTTTTCAATATGTTTCCATTTCAAGCAGAGAAAGCCCTAGCAGGCGATGATGCGTCACAGAAATTCTTTATTGAACTTTCTGATTCAGTTGGCACTACAGCGACAATCTCTCCATCTACCGTGAAGGGACCTATAGGCGGCGATGGAGTATCGCAAAAGTTATTTAGTGCAATCTCTGGAACAGTTGACACTGCAGTAACATTTCTTTTTGACCCAATTATTATTGGTGGCAAAGTAAAGCGTTCAACTGACGCAGCACGATTTGGTCTTATTAAGATGGGCGAAGACCCACGTAACCTTGAAAAGGCTTGGAAGAAGCGCACTGTTCGCAAATACTGGGACAATCTTGGCAACCTATTCCAGAAGTATCAGTCTGGCACAATAGCGCAAAAGGCAGATGTCCTTACTCGGATTACTGAGAGATACCCTGAAATCAGTACAGACGTTGCACTCTATATGGCACCGAATATCAAAGATGCAGATACTGCACTTAAGTTCTTTGTAAGTGGTGACATTGTTAACGATATGATGCGCGGTAATGCTGGCATCCGTCGTACACCTTTAATCCCGCGCTACTCTGTGGCTCGTTCAATTAAAGACTGGACAAAGGATGCAGTTGGTAAGGGTATTGGAATCGAACGCTACCGCGTTGGAGAACTTCCAGAAAGTATCGCAGACATTGCAAAAGTCATTGAAGAGGGTCCGAATGTTTGGGCAGAAAAACTTGGCTTTATAGAAGACACTCGCGTCCTTGCAGGCCGCGCTGGTATATCAGAAAAATTTAAGGGCTTTGTCGCTAAAGATAGAAGCGTAGATGCAATCTTGGATAGAGCAATTTCTCGTCAACTTTCTATTGCCCCAAAACTTGACAGAATGATTTCTCTTGATGACGCTTCAAGTGCAGACCAGGTTTATCGTCTTGCTCGTACAGTAATTGACAAGCACAACGCTTCAGTATTTCGCATTGCCTGGATTGGTGCTACAGAGGGCGAACGCCTTCTTATGTACAAGGGCTTACTTAAGACTATGGGCGTTGGTATGGGCTTTGACCTTACCGAAAATGGTCGTAAGTTCCTAGATAACATTGACGTAATGAGCAAAGAACTTTACTCAGTCAACCAGTCAGCACTTAACCTTGACGAGTTTACTCGCATCTTGCGTACTACTACAGCAGGTGAAATTACAGCACCTGAAGGTATTCGTAAGATTGTAGACCAGGTTACAGAAACAGCAGGTGCCGAGGGAATCGCTTCGCGCCTTGCAGCCTCTACTGGCGCAGAAATGCGCGAGATGATTGCAGACATCAAAGAAATTAAGGATGTTAAAAAGGGTCTTCTTGGTCGCAAAAAAGCAGGGGTTACTCCTGAAGAAGCGGCAACAATTGATTCTGTTGTTAAAGAACTTGATAAGTCGCTTGCAATTATGGGCGGGATGCTATACAAGACTAAGATGGCTAAGAAAGAAATTAAAGCCGTCCTTGAAGATGTACGCCCAGTAGAACTAGAAGTTTTTAATGCAGCAGAACTAGATGGAGCACAGTACGCTGTGCGTGCCTATCAGTTATCAAACAAGCGCTATATGCCAAACCTTGTTGACCTTCGCCGTTTTGAACTTAAAGGAAACATTTTCTCTTCTATCACTGGCAGAGTTGGTGAGTCAGTCATTTCGCAGAAGACTGTGGATGTCTGGTCATTTCTTAATCTTTACCCACGTCTAGGACTTCGTACCTCTATTGAAGAAGTTGGTACATACGGACTTATCAATGGCCTTAAGGGTGTTTCAGAATATATTTCTGGACGCTTAATTTCTCAACAAATTCGTAAGGCAACACTCCCTGGTGGAAAGAAAACCATCATAGGAGAAAGAGAAGTAGAGTTTAGTCCACTAGGACTCGTCTCACGTCAAGTGTACAAGATTATGAAGACTATGTACACACGTGAAGAACTTCTTAAGTTTGCAGATGACCCTGAGGCAATGGCTATTGCTGTAGGTAGGGCTGTCCTTAATGACAGATTTAAGCCAGAATTTCTCCGCACAGCCAAAGGCGCACGTATTGCTGAATATGCAGAGGACTTTGTTCGTAATAATGGACAAGTTGTTACTGATGAAATCAATGGTGCTGCCACCCGTGCTGAGTTCAAGTTAGATATTGGTGAGCAAACAGCAAACAGTCTGCGCCAGTATGGACCATCTCTTACAGAGAATCCTCAAATTCTTGAAATGATTAAAGACCAGAAATTTCAATCAGTATTTTCACAGATTCGCTATGACCGTCCAGAGTATCTTCTCAACTGGTACCTTGACTTACAGAATACTGTTGGCAAAAAGAATATCTTTGGGCAGATTGTATTTACAAACATTGCTCGCAAAGAAGAAGATGTTATCGAAACCTTAGTAAAGTTTATTGAAGGCAAGGGAAATACACTAGCCAAGCGATTTGCTCTATACAAGGCTCTTGGGCCAGAAGGCTTTGCTAAGCGTATCTATGTAGATTCAACTAACGCCCTTCGTGATTACTCTGGTCGCTTAAACCTTAAGTTGATTGAAGAAATTAAAGTTAGTGGTGGTATCTCTAGTTTTGACTTTTCTCAGTTGGCTAAGTACGAGGAAGGCTTTGATAAGCCTAAAATGGTCCTTGGCCGTGAACTTATTCCTTACCAAGCAGGTGAGGCACCACAACTTATTGACCGAGTAATGAAGAATGGCTACGCTTGGATTGGTCGCCAGATTGCGCTACTAGACCGTGAGCCCATTCTTTACGGAAACTATGTAATGTACCGTGAGCAGTTGCTTAAGCGTCAATCAAATCTTATCGAATCATTTATCGGTGATGGAATTAGCCGTGAGGCAGCAGAACTTCTTGTAAAGAATCAGGTGCACGAAGAGGCTCTTACTCTAGCCCGTATGCGTACGCTGTCTTTCGTAGATAACTCAGACGTTCGAACAAACCTTGCGTTTAATATACGTAACTTTGGTCGCTACTATCGTGCTACAGAGGACTTCTGGCGTCGTGCTAGCCGTATCGCTAAGTACGAACCTATGGCCATCCAGCGTATTGCTATATTGAACCAAACTTTCCAGCATTCTGGATTCGTTCACAAAGATTCACGAGGTCAACTCTACTTTACCTATCCAGGTGATGACGTTCTTAGCGTTATTATGAATAATTCAGTGTTTCAACGACTCGGATTCCCAACATATAATCCACTACCAGTAAACTTTGGTGGATATGTAAAGATGCTAACACCATCTCTTGACCCAGAATCTGCAGCACCACGTATTGGTGGACCTTTAGTTAGCGTTCCTTTGATTATGCTGCAGAATCTTCCTATTGTGGGAGAGTGGATTAAAGATGTTGAGCCAATTCTTACTGGTGGTAGAAAAGACCAGGCATTTTGGCGTAAGGTTGCACCGATTAACATACAACGTATGATTGATATTGTTGGCAGCAATGAACTTCTTACTGAACAGAAAGCATCTGCTGCAGTTCAGGCTATGCGTCTAGGTATCTCACTAGGCAAGGGTCCTAAAGAGGGTTCAGATGTTAACCCGTTCTTAGATTTTGTGATGAAGCAAGCAATGAACATTATGGTTATCCGCTTTGGTCTGGGCCTTATGGCACCTGCCTCTGTGCAAGTATTTGCCAACAAAGATGTTCCTAAGGAAATGATTAACGCTGGAGCCTTTAGTTGGGACTCAGAATTTATCAAACTACTTGAGACTTTTGCTGGTGACCCAGAGGCATACAGCAAGGCTTATATGCGTTTTGTACAGTTCTATCCAGATAAGGCTGTATATGCCGTATCAAAGACAGATACTGGCACTATAGCATCCTTCCAGAAGACCCTAGAGGCGGCCGACTTTGTTCGTAATAACAAAGATTTAGTGCTTAACAATAAGCAAGCAGCAGCATTTTTTGTTCCTGTTAATGGAAAGAATGACTTGGCTGCATATTCTTACCTTAAGTCTGAAGGCTTTATTAAGAACAAGGATTTAGAAGACTTCCTTCGCCAGGCTTCAGTAGCATCTGGAAAGCAGCAGTACACAGTTCGTAAAGAATTCTATGATGATGCAATCAGCAACTCCGATAGCGTTCAAGGTAGAAAAGACCTCCGCGACCAGTGGGCAATTGAAAAGAATGCTTTTATGAAGCAATACCCATTACTGGCTGCAGAACTTTATCCACCAGAGTCAGTTGTTGCTATGAAAAAAGAGGCACTTGATGACTTACGCGATGTTGTTTACAATGGTAAATCACCAGACAAGGCTCTAGGTGAAATCTTTGCAACAATGATTTATAAGTATGACGAATACCAGGCTGGCGTTGATTCCATCCAGGGTTCCTCTCAGTCTGATGCAGACCGCAAGAGAATGATGAAGGACGATATACGCGAGTTCCTAAAGGTTACGGCAGGGGAAAACCCTAATGCTGTGTCTCTTTACTGGAGCCTATTTGATGGTTTGATTGGAGAATAGAATGGCAGAGGACAAAGACAACGACGGCTTTAAGGTACCCACTAAAGCAGGAGAAGTAATTCCTAGTATTGTTCTTGATGCAGACGACAACGACCCTAAAGTTGGTAGCAAAGCAGCAGGAGCAATTGAAAACCCTGATGCTCCTAATGGCGACCCTGGGATTGAAGCAATCTCTGGCTATGCAATCTATGATGATAAGGGTGCGATTACATACTTAGATAACTCAACAGAGTTGGGTATTTATCTTAACGGTCTTGGCGCAGCCAAGATTAAAAGCCTTAAGCAAAAGTATTCCGCTGCGGGACTTTATGATGGCCCAGTAAACGGAACACTTGGAACGTCAGACAGACTTATTGGATTGGTTGCTAACGCCCTTACCTACCAGCAGATTGCTAAAACTACACTTAATCTTGATGGAGCAGTTACTCAGGCCATTAAAGTAGATGTTGATACTGGCGCCGCAGGTACAGCAGGACGTACCAGCGGTTCTATAACAGCAAGACCAGCGGCTGCGGCTGAGATGCAAGACACATTTAGAACTATGCTAGGCGAGCCAGCACCTAAGAGTGCCGTAGATGCCTACTACAAGGAACTCAATGCTCTTGAATTATCACGGATTAGCAAGGCAAAGAACATCAAAGGTGTGGATGTAACCACTAGAGGTGTAACTGAGCAAGAGCGTATTGACTTACTTAACAAGTATGTTAATCAATATGCCAGCATTCGCATCGCGGCAGCAGATGCAGGTGACCCTGTAGCCCAAGTAAACCTAGGCAAGGGACAGTTTGGTATTGCTTACACAACCCTAAAGAATGCTTACTTTGAAAACGGTATTCCTATTTCGCAAGCAACCCTTAATAAGCAGGTATTAGAATCAGCATCTAACACTGACCGTCTTAAGGCTAATATGAACTTAATTAACCTACAGGCAAAGACTATTTTCCCAGCACTTACTGACAAGATAGATGCTGGTTACACGGTAAAGCAGTTGCTTAGTCCATACCTTCAATCACGTGCAAACATCCTTGAAGAGGATGCAGACACTATTGACATTAAGGAACTTAAAGATATAGCAAAAGACCCTAAGGGTCTAATGAATCTTTATGACTATGAAGTATCCCTGCGCCAAAATCCGAAGTGGCGCTTTACTAAGAATGCTCAGGACTCGATGGCTAGAGTAGCCAGCAAGTTAGCCCAGACATTCGGTTTGGCAGGATAATGGCACTAACAAAGGCAGAGTGGGCACGTTCTCAGGAGAGACTGCCACGAGAGGATAGAACCTCATACGAAGATTACTTGCTATACACTGGACAATCAGCCCCAGCAAGTGCTGCTGCTCCTCAAGGTCGTGCAGCAAATGATTATCTAGGCTTAGGACCACTGGGTGGTCTAGGTGCTGGCGTTGTCGCAGGCGTTAATCCTCCAGCAAATGCACCTACTCCTGAACCCCTGGCAGCAAACGACTATTTAAGACTAGGACCACTAGGTGGCCTTGGTGCAGGAGTCGTTGCTGGAGTTACAGGCGCTGCAGCAAGTGGCACGGGTGCAGGCGGAACTGGTGGCACTGGTAAGGTTCCTAATACACTTAACACTGGTCTAACAGGACAGCAGATTGATTCAGTTGCTGCAATCAAGGCACTTCTTTCATCTTATGGAATCGGTGACCTAGGTGATTCTGTAACAAATGCTGTAATCAAGGGTTACTCAGAAGACACAATTGATTTGATTATGCAAGACCCTAATAGCAGTGACCCATTAGCGCTTGCATTCCAGAAGAGATTCCCTGCGAACAAGGCCCGTTCTGCAGCAGGTAAGCCAGTACTTAGCCCTGCAGCATACCTTGGCTTAGAAAGACAATACACAGAGACAATGCGTTCTTATGGTGTAGCAGGACTTGCAAAGCCAGAAACATTAAGCAGTTTTATTAGTAACGACGTATCACCTACTGAGGTTGCAGATAGGGTTGGTCTTGCCGTAACACGTGTCCAGAATGCTGACCCAGATACAAAGAAAGCCTTGGCAGAATACTATCCAATGCTTAACCAGACAGACATTGTTTCATCATTCCTTGACCCTAAGGAAGGATTGCCAGCGCTTCAGCGCAAGATAACAATGGCAGAAATTGGTGGAGCAGGACTTGTCCAGAATATGAAGGTAGCGCAATCAACTGCTGCAGACCTTGCAGACTTTGGAGTTACTAAGGACGAAGCACGCAAGGGATATTCAACCATTGCAGAAATTACACCTCGTGCAGACTTCCTATCACAGATTTCACAAGGACCAGATTACGGACAAACCGAAGCAGAGGCAGAAGTATTCAAGGGTACGGCCTCAGCAAAGCGTGCACGTGAATCACTTACCTCTATTGAGCAAGCACGATTCCAAGGCTCAGCAGGAATGGGTAAGAACAGCCTAGGCAAGTCGCGCCAAGGCTCATTCTAAAAGAATCCTATACGGACCTATCGGCCCCGTGTAGCGTACTAGACCGATAGCAAGAGCCAGACCACTCCCCCGATTGGAACCTGAGGCTTGCGACTACTACAAATAGAAGGGTGGAAAGTTGCTATGAGCAACAACTACTGGGATGAAGAAGACGATGACTTGGACACAGAAGTCACTGGCAATATGGATGGAAGCGACCTCTTAAAGAAGTTGCGGAAAGCCAAGCGTAATGATGAGAAACGAATCAAGGAACTCACAGACCAATTGGAATCATTATCCAAGGTTCAACGTGAGAGAACCGTCAAGGAAGTCCTAGAAAAGAAGGGTGTGAATCCTAAGGCTGTACGTCTAATCCTTAAGGACATAGATGATGTTAACGAAGAATCAGTGAATAACTGGCTCGACGAAAACGGAGACTTGTTCGGATTAACTAAGCAAGAGGAAGCCCCTAGAGTAGACGAGATGGACCGCGCTGCATTACGTCAGCAGGACGTCGTTACACAGGGTGCATACACACCTGACAAAGCAGAAGACCTAAACTACCGCCTCGACCACGCTGAATCAGCAGACGAGATTTTGAGTTTACTTCGCTTACAAGAATAAATAATCATAGTTTCTAACTACAAAGGAAATATACCTAAATGGCAAACACATACGTATCCACAGGCTCCTCCTCTCTTGGAGGAACCGCTGGTGGTGCTGGTTTAGTTCAGAAGGCTTATGACCGACTTCTTGAGTTCGCACTTCGCAGCGAGCCACTTATTCGTTCAGTAGCCGACAAGCGCCCAGCACGCCAGTCAATCCCTGGCTCAACAGTAGTTCTACAGCGCTACGTTGACCTTTCAACAGCAACAACAGCACTCACAGAAGATGCTGACCCAGATGCAGTAGCAATGTCAACACCAACATCAGTCACCATTACTCTTAACGAGTACGGTAACTCAGTTCTAGTAACTCGTGCACTTGAGTTGTTCTCACTTGCAGATGTTGACCCAGCAATTGCTAACATCATTGCATTCAACCTCGCAGATTCAATTGATTCTATTGCTATGACAACTCTACGTGGTGGCTCAAACGTCATCTACTCAGGTTCAACAGCAACATCAACAGCAACAGTTACTGCTGCAGCAACACTATCTTCTGCAAACATCCGCAAGGCTGTTGCAAAGTTGCGTGCTAACAAGACAACTGCTCGCAAGGGTTCACTCTACTGGGCTGGTATCCACCCAGAAGTTTCACACGACCTCCGCGCAGAGACAGGTTCAGCAGGATGGCTTCTCCCTAACCAGTACGGTTCTGCACAAGACCGCATCTGGGCTGGAGAAATTGGAACTTACGAAGGTGCATACTTCGTTGAGTCACCACGTCTCTACTCAGCAACAGACGGTGCTTCATCTGCAAAGGTGTACCGCACAATCCTCGCTGGACAGCAAGCAATGGCAGAAGCCGTTGCTGAAGAGCCACACGTAGTCATCGGACCAGTAGTTGACAAGTTGATGCGTCACCGCCCAATGGGTTGGTACGGCGTACTTGGCTTTGCTCGCTACCGTGAAGAAGCACTATACCGAATCGAATCAGGTTCATCAATCGCTTAATTGATTGACGCTTGTGTAGGGGTAGCAATATCCCTACACAGGAGTAAGTTCATTAAGGAGAACTATGGCAACGTACACATTCCAAACACCGTATGTACTTGAAGGTCCATCTGGTGGACATCGCTTGTTTTACTTTGCCAACTTACGCAAAGGAATAACTATCGTCAAGTCTGGTTCCACCTATTCACAGATACGTTATCCAGTGGATGAAGACCTTGACAACTATGATGTTGTTTATCGTGGTGGCTATAACCACACAGTAGATGATGCAGCAAAGGCAGAGTTAATCGCTGCAAACGTAGGAGTAACAGAAGCAAACTTCACAGTACAGTAGGGGACAAAATGCACAGTCATATTAGTAAAGTTTTAGAATGGGGATTCAGTGAGTCTCACGATTTTGTGGCGACACTGTGGGGCTGCGTGCTCTGTGACCAGACATCGGATAAACCGTTTAGGTCTGAAGAAGAAGTAGATATTGACCATACACAATGTGACGAAGATTGCTTCGGGTGTAAGGCCAGAGGCTTGCAGTTAAATGCAGGCGATGCAACAAGAGATATACCTGATAAGAAGTGGAACTCTGAACTGGCTTCCTACCGCAAGGCTAGGGAGTCTGGCATACAGCCAGCAGGAACTACCCACGCTCACGTAGAGCAGGCTTATCAGGCTTCTGAGACATTGGGTAAAGCGTATGACGCAGACTCAATGCCTAAGGCTAAAGACATAAACAAAAACACAGCAGCGGTACTTAAAGAAATAGGAGCAATCTAATGCCAATGGTAGACGGTAAGAAATTTCCTTACACAGCAGCAGGGATGAAGGCTGCAAAGAAGGCTAATAAGAAGCACGAAAAGTCAGAAGGCAAGATGGAACGTATGGTTGAATACGGTGCCAAGAAGAAGGTTGCCAAGAAGGTTGCAAAGAAGAAGGCGAAGAAGAAGTAATGCCTAAGCCAACCAAGCCACTTCCTAAGCCAAGCCCATCTACATTCGCACAGCGTTCTGCTGCTGCAGAGGCTGAACTTCGTAAACTTATGAAGGCTGGTTCTGTTAAAGACCTAAACAAGACCAGAGATATGATTGCCAAGAAGTATGGCATTCGCCCAAATGGATACACCAACTAAAAAGTAAAGGATAATAAAATGGCAGTTATGAAAAAGAAATCAGCAATGGAAGACCCTTGGGCTAAACCAGCACGTCCTTCAAAGAAAATTACAACAGTTCCAAAGAAGGTTGTTGAAGCAAAGCCAAAGAAAAATCCTAATGCTCCTAAGCCAACAGCACCAAATAGCGGCAATGTAAAAGTTGTTGAGCCTAAGCCAAAGAAGAAGACACCACCAAGAGGTTCAACTCAAAAAGGTGGTCGTTCATCACGTGGCGGTTCACGAACAGCGCCATCTCGCGGTGGCGGTATGCGTGGTGGCGTAAGCGGCGGTGGAGATATGTTTGGACAGATTAAGTAATATGTCCGACCCACGACTAAAGCGAGCAGGAGTATCTGGGTTTAATAAACCAAAGCGTACACCGACTCATCCTAAGAAGTCACACGTTGTTGTGGCTAAGGAGGGCGACAAGGTTAAGACTATTCGCTTTGGTCAACAGGGTGTTACTGGTGATAAGAAACCTACGGCACGCCAAGCATCCTTTAAGGCTAGACACGCGAAGAACATTGCCAAAGGCAAGATGAGTGCAGCATATTGGGCTGACAAAGTTAAGTGGTAAGAAAGTAGGGGACAATGCAAGAGACAGTATCAATCGCCTGGTGCGACAACGGTATGGTAGATGGAAAGTTTATGCAGGGCGTGACAGATGTAATGCTCAAGTCAGGCATAAACTTCCACTCCACCTTACGTAGCCAAGGTAACCAGATTGCTAGACAACGTGAGACTGTAATTAGATATTGGTACGAAGAGAACAAATCTGACTGGCTACTCTGGGTTGACTCAGATGTAGTCATCAGTCCAGAGACATTCCTCAAGTTATGGAATGCCAAGGATAAAGACGAGAAGCCAATGGTCACTGGAGTCTACTTCACTACAGACAATCCAGAAGAACCCTTAATGGTTCCAATGCCTACGCTCTTTAACTTTGCAGATAACAAAGACGGTGGCTTCGGGTTAGTCCGAGTACACCCACTACCTAAAGACAAATTAATCCAGGTGGGGGCCGCAGGTATGGGGTTCATCCTTATGCACCGCAGCGTAGTTGAGAAAATCCAGAAGGAACTGCCAGAGGCGCAATTCTTTATGGAGATGGGACGAGGAACAAAGTTTATCGGAGAGGACATCTACTTCTTTGCACTATGCGAAAAGGTAGGAATTCCACTCTGGTGTGACACAAGTGCAACTGCTCCACATATGAAGCGGTTCTCTTTTGACGAACACTATTACAACGCAATGACCAAAAGGAGATAACTATGCCAACTGGCAAAGAAGGTAGCACACTGACTGCTGAGTTGAACAGGCTCGCGGGTATTACAGATATTACAAAGTATCAGGATGCCCAAGGTGCTGCGAATGTCTGGGCTGGTACAACTGGCAAAGCAATCATTGGTGCACTTAATTACAAGGCAAGTTCATCACGTCAGCCTAATGCCTACAAGGGCCTCAACGCTGTCTGTAATGAGATTGCTGGAACCACAGGATTAGAAGCAGTTACAGCCCTAAGGAGCATCAGCGTATGACAACCACTCTTGCCAATATGATTGACGAGGTTCTCATCAACCTCTCTGGCTATACCTTTCAACAGGATAGGGCTACACACTTAACTGCTCCTGTCACCACGACAACATCAACAAGTTCTTCCCCACTTATCCTTAGCCTTGGGTCTACCGACTCTGTAGGTAAGGGTGTTGTTGAGATTGACGAAGAACTAATCTGGGTAGATTCCTATGACCGTGTTGCTAACACAGCAACCGTATCTCCTTATGGTCGTGGCTACTTGGGTACAACTGCTGCTACACATTTGCTAGATGCGAAGGTTACCATTTCTCCTACCTTCCCACGCTTTAGCGTTAAGCGAGCAATCAATGACACTATTCGTTCTCTTGGAGCAAGCATCTTTGCAGTCAAGAGCACATCGTTTGTATTCAATGCAGCACAGTCAACCTATGCTTTCAATAACCTTGACATCAAGAATATCTTGACAGTATCTTGGGAAGACATCGGACCTTCAAAGGAATGGCGTCCATTGCGTCGCTGGGACTTTGACTCAACAGCAGATGCAACCGCTTGGGGTGCAGGTGCACAGACAATCACACTAGGCGAGGCTCCTATCTCAGGACGCACAGTTCGTGTGGTCTACGCTGCAGACCCAACTGCTTTCACAACTAATGCTCAGGTCTACACAACACAGACAGGACTTCCTGAGTCAACAAGAGATGTAGTAATCCTAGGCGCAGCCTATCGCTTGCTCACATTCCTCGACCCTGCACGTGCCTCACAAGTTAGCCCACAGGCTGATGAGACAGACTCTAAGCGCCCATACGGTGCATCACAGAGTGCAACTAAGCAACTCTACGCACTATACACACAGCGTCTTAATGAAGAAACGCAATCGCAACAGCAGAATTATCCACCACGAGTTCACTTCTCCCGCCGATAGGACCGTCAATGCCAACTAGAAAATACTCATCTCGCTCGCAGCAGACAACGCTGACTGCAGCACTTACCTCATCTGCGACATCAGTTGTCGTGGTGTCTGGCTCCGCCCTATTGGGTGGAACAACAATCTCTGCTGGTGAAACATTCACCGTAGTCATTGACCCAGATACAGCCCTTGAAGAAATTGTAGATGTTACGGCGGTAAGTACTAACACTCTTACCGTTACTCGTGGTATTGATGGCTCAACTGGTCAGGCTCACTCAGCAGGTGCTGTAGTTCGCCATATGGCAATTGGTCGTGACTATCGTGAAGCCAACCAGCACATTGAGAACACAACCACTGCACACGGAATTACTCTTGCCAACCTAGTCAAGACAACTGATACTGGCACAGTGACTAGTACAATGATTACAGATGGCACAATTGTTAACGCTGACATTAATGCTAGTGCAGCAATTGCAGATACTAAGTTAGGTACAATCTCTACAGCAGGCAAGGTTTCAAACTCAGCAACTACTGCTACCTCAGCCAACACAGTATCAGCAATCGTAGCCCGTGATGCCTCAGGCAACTTTACTGCTGGCACAGTCACAGCAAACCTTACAGGTAACGTTACTGGTAACGTAACTGGTTCTTCTGGCTCAACTACAGGTAATGCAGCCACTGCCACAGCCCTTGCTACTGCTCGTACATTCCAACTTACTGGAGATGTAGAAGCAAGTGGAGTTACATTTGATGGAACTGGCAACGTTAGCCTTACAACAGTTATTGGTACTGGAGCAATCGTCAACGCAGACGTTAACACATCTGCTCAGATTGCCTACAGCAAGTTAAACCTTACCAACGGTATTGTCAATGCGGACATCAACGCCTCTGCTGCTATTGCTCTATCTAAGTTGGCTACAGACCCACTTGCTCGTGCTAACCACACAGGTACACAGGCAGCATCTACCATCTCAGACTTTGACACACAGGTTCGTACTTCACGCCTTGACCAAATGGCCGCACCAACTGCAGCAGTATCTGCTAACAGTCAAAAGATTACAAATTTAGGTACGCCTACATCTAATACAGATGCTTCTACTAAGGCTTACGTAGACACCTCTATCGCTAACCTTATTGACGGTGCTCCATCTACCCTTGACACACTTAATGAGATTGCTGCAGCCTTGGCTGACAATGCTTCTTTCTCTGACACGGTAGTACTCAAGTCTGGTAGCACAATGTCTGGCGCACTTGCTATGGGTACCAACAAGATTACGGGTCTTGGTGACCCAACCAACGCACAAGATGCAGCCACTAAGAACTACATTGACACAGCAGTACTTGCCCCATCTAACCTGACTGGTCCTATTACATCTGTAGGCAACGTAACATCTATCGCCTCACAGACTGGTACGGGTAGCAAGTTCGTAGTGGATAACACACCAACTCTCATTACCCCAGTGTTGGGCGTAGCAACTGCTACATCCATTAACGGGACAACTATTCCGACTAGCAAGACTCTTGTGGCTACAGACTCTACTCAGTATGTAGTACCTAGCCAGAGTGGAAACAATGGCAAGTATCTAACTACAGATGGAACTACATCTTCTTGGGGAACAATCCAGGCTGGCTCGCAGGTTAAGATTGAAGGCGGAACTGCCGTCACTTATGACTTTGTTGACTTCCTTGGTATGGGTACTGACACTGGTACAGCAGGAACAATCAAGGTTCAGCCACTTACGCCAACTGGTGCAAGTACAGGCAAAAGAATCTTTACAGGAACTACTACACCATCATCACCTACTTCTGGTGACGTATGGGTGGATGCAACAGCATCGGCTGGTGCAGACTTAACAATGATGACAATTATGGGAGCGTACTAATATGCCAGTTAAAGTATACGATGGAACCAACTGGGTAACGGTTGCTGGTGATGGACAGGCTGGTGCTCCTGGAACATCATCATCTATTACTACTTGGGTTAAGACTGCCTCTGGAGGAGAAACATCTGTATCTGGTGCAGGTGATACAGGATACGGAACGCTTGCTTACACAGTAGGACAGGAACTTGTATACCTTAACGGCGTGCTTCTTGACCGAGGTGATGACTACACAGCAACTAACGGCACAAGTATTACTGGGCTTACAGCCCTTACTGCTAATGACGTAGTTACTGTATGGACAGTCAACTCATTTAGCGTAGCCAATACCTATACTGTTGCTCAGGCTGATAGTACATTTGCACCAATATCAGTAACTGGTGGTATGACATTACTTAGCACCACCACTCTTACAGGCGCATCAACCACAGTAAGCACAATAAGCGGTGCATATCAAGACCTTCGCGTCCTAGTAACTGGAATGACTAATGCAACCGCCAATGGTTCGTTCAGAGTGGCCATCAACGGCTCAACTAGTTTAAGCAGTTCAACAGGTGCTTTTTATGCAAATGCCGCGGGTGGTGCTTTTACTTTATACAACGATTACACCTCTCGCTACGCTGGTAACAACTCTGGTCTTTTGCGAACAGATGCCAATAATTCTTATATGCTGACAATCTTTGATTACGCTTCCACAACAGCGCCAAAGACTTATCAAAACATCCTTACTGGTTTAGACGGCAACAGCAGCAATTACATTCAGCAGGGTCAAGGCGGTTATAATTCTAATTCAGCAGTTACATCTTTAGTATTTTCTAATGCTGGTGGCAACTGGTCTACTGGCACAGTTCGAGTATATGGAGTCAAATAATGCCCAATCCAATCGTAAGAATTCACAATGTTAAAACAGGCGAGATAGTTGACCGCGAAATGAACGAGATTGAGTTTGCTCAATATGAAGCCGAGCAAGCAGCAGCAGTGTTAAAACTTGAACAAGCGGAAACCAAAGCAACAGCACGTCAGGAAGTCCTAGACCGCCTTGGTCTAACTACCGAAGAAGCAGCACTACTCCTTGGAGGTAACTAATGCCTAATACTAAAGCCTATAGCGTTGCTCGTAGCGGATTGACTTTGATACAGACAACAAGCACAGGCGGTTCGGTTTCATCAATAAACTTTGGTTCTAATGCTGCACCTGTATTTTCTTCAACTTATGATAATTACAAAATTATTTTTGTGGGAACCGCCTCAAGTGGCCTGAACCCACAAATGCGTATGCGTGCCGACACGACAAATGCAACTGGGGCAAATTATGACCACCAATACCTAAATGGCACAGGAACCTCAGCACTAGCCGCAAGAACTACAGGTGCAACTTTTAACGAATTACCTGCGGTAAGTACGACGGCTGCAAGTTTTACCGTAGATTTATACAGTCCATTTTTGGCAACTGCAACAACTTATTACTCGGTAGGACCTTCGGGAATTAGCACAATCAGCATTCAATCCTTTGCAGGACAACACACACTAGCAACTTCCTATAATGGTTTTGGAATCTTGACAGGTAGCGCTGCAACAATTAATGGCACTTTCTACATTTACGGATTGGCGAAATAATGACAACTGAGCAGACATACTGGGTCAATACTAATGGCGAGCGCCACATTGCAACAGGAGATGACTTAAAAGAGATTCTTGATGCAATTGCAGAATCAGAAACAAGGATTAAAGCCGAGGAGCAAAAAAAGACTGCTGCTATTGCAGCACGTCAGGCAGTCCTTGACCGTCTAGGAATTACAGAAGAAGAAGCACAACTCATAATCGGAGGTAGTAACTAATGGCTACAACATCAAAGGCTCTCTTTAGGGGAGCAGCAGCAACATCAAGCACAACACTATACACAGTGCCAGCATCAACTACAACAGTTGTAACTGATATTGTTATTGCAAATACAGCAGCATCTGCTGCTACATTTACTTTAACTTTAGACGGTGTGGCTATTGCATCAGGTGCAGCAGTACCAGCAAATGACTCAGTATCTTTGAGCCTAAAGCAGGTACTTGCTACTACAAAGATTATTGCTGGACTTGCATCTGCGGTAACAGTTAACTTTCACATTTCAGGAGTGGAGATTTCCTAATGACTTTTTCAAAGTTAAGTAATGGAAAAATCTCTACAAAAACTGTTGCTGGTTTAACAACTGGTATTGGTAAAGCCACAGTTACAGCAACTACTGGTTCACCTACCGTTGATACATCTTCACGTGCAGGCAAGACAATTTATAAATTTACTGCTTCTGGTTCTATTACCATTGGTACTGCTGGTACTGCAGAAATTCTTGTGGTTGGCGGCGGAGGCGCAGGTGGTTCAGGTGGTGGCGGTGGAGGTGCAGGTGGAGTTGTTCTTGATACTTCCGCCCTTTTGCCAGCAGGAACATTAAGCGTTGTTATTGGAGCAGGTGGCATAGGACAATCTGCAGAAAAAGGCAACAACGGAATTGGTTCGCGTTTAGGAAATTATTTTGCTGCAGGCGGTGGTGGTGCAGGAGGAGAAAATGGTACTTTTAACAGAAATGCTGGAAATGGTGCTTCTGGTGCTGGTGGATATCAAGAAGGATACCCTGGAGGGCTTGGATATTCTGGACAAGGCAACAACGGGGCTGCAGGTACTGGTGCGCCAAATTATCGCATAGGCGGTGGCGGTGGTGCTGGTGCTGTTGGTGGTTCGGGTGGTGATAATTCTATAGGAGGAGTAGGAATCCAAACCTCTATTACTGGAACTGCTACTTATTACGGTGGTGGTGGCGGTGGTCGAAATGGCTCTAACACTGGTGGTTTAGGTGGTGGCGGAAATGGTGGCACTGTTGGTGTTGCTGGCACGGCTAACACTGGCGGTGGCGGTGGTAGTTCAAACTCAAGTAACGCTGGCGCTACAGGTGGTTCAGGAATCGTAGTAGTAGTAATCGGATAATTTAATTAAATCTTATCCCTGAGCACGGATTAAAACTGCTCAACTAATTTTTCCTAGTAGTGGAGGTACGCCTTGGCAGGCAGAGATTACTTCCACTTATTCAAGTAGTCAATCGCTGACTGGAGGTACTCAGGGTTATCCTTGAAGTACCCCAGACCAGCGTTGCATTGAACGCACAGCAATCCTCTTGCCTTATTCTCTGTATGGCAATGGTCGCAACACCAGTCAGATAGTCCTGGGTTATCAGTACCACAGATAGCACAGCGATTACCCTGCAGTTCTACATACTGGTTATATCTATCAATATCCCAGCCTGGATTACGGCGCTTGTTATCTGCACGAATCTTGTCTGGATTATCTAGCCTATATTTCTTTTTACGTTCATTAGAACAAGTTTTGCATTCAGATTCTTGACCGCCTGGTCGGTTCTTTCTTGCATAAAAATCATTTACCAACTTGATTGTCTTGCACCTAGTGCATTCTTTCATACAGTCACTATAGCATAGGAGATACAATGGCAGGACGGGATTTGACCGAAGGCAGGGCTGAACGGTCCATCGCAGTTGACGTAGGTGTAGTTGCATCTACTGCTATCTGGCAGAACACCGATATGTCTTACGACGTAGCAATTGGTGGACTTCCATTCATCTACGCAATCAATGACTCACGCCCTTATGTGCGTCAGACTGCACCATTTCGTAAAGACCAATTCGACAATGGCACTGAGCCTGGCGAGCAGTCTCTTACTGGTTGGTGGATTCGTAGCCAGATGTCGTTCCACTCTGGGTCAGGCATTAACTTCTATGACCCTGCTACTACAGATGAGAATGGACACTATCGTTTTTCTGATAGCAAGGGCATCAACGTCTGGACTAAGGGACAAGTAACACTACTAAAGTCTTGCACATCTACTCACGTCACAACTGGTGCTATTGCATCCAACGGTGTAACACAACAGCACCTACGCTCAATCAAGTGGAGCACCACTAAGGGTGTTCTCTTACTAGATGAGTACGATGTTGATAAGATTGCAGCAGATGGAACAGTAACTCACTTTATTGATTATACCTCTGGTGCTGGAGTCTACCCAGTTTATGCTATATGTGACGATGGAACTAAAGCATACTGGGCAACCAATGCCACCTCTGGTGGCACTACTAAGTTTACAGTATTCGGCAAGCCATTAACTGGTTCTTCTGCTAGCACAGCAGATGAGTTCAAGATATTTGACAACAGCCAAATCATTACAAACGCCACTATGGAATATGTAAAGCAGCGTCTAGTAATCTGTGCTGACAATAAAGTGTACGAGTGCCCTACAGCAGTAGCATCTACACCAGTTCTTATCTATACAAATCCATCAACTAGTCACGTCTATACCAGTGTGACAGCCTCTGGCCCAGCCATTTACATTGCTGGCTATAACGGCATCCAGTCAACTATTGAAAAGTTCACACTATCTAGCGCTGGTGTAATGCCTACACTCACCTCAGCAGTAGTAGCAGCAGAACTACCAGTAGGTGAAGTAATCCATAAGATTCATTACTACCTTGGTTATATGATGATTGGTACTAATCGCGGTATCCGCGTCGCTACAGTATCTGACCAAGATGGTTCCATTAACTATGGTCCACTAATCGTAGAGACTAGCCAACCTTGCTTTGATTTTGCTCCACGCGACCACTACGTATGGTGTGCTACTGGTGTGGCTGGAGAGCCAGGAGTTATCCGTGTTGACCTATCCAATGAACTAGAACCATTGCGCTTTGCGTATGCTAATGATTTGTATATGGATGGTGTTACTGGATATAAGACAACTTCTTGTGCTTTTGTTGGTAACGATGACCCAACAGTAACTGACAGGCTTGTGTTCTGCACAGCAAACAATGGCACAGCCGATGGAACAATTTACATTGAAGATGCTACAACTCTTCGCACATCAGGCTACCTGACTACAGGTAACATCCGCTACGGAACACTTGAGCCTAAGAACTTCAAGCGTCTTCTTGGACGTGGTGACTTTACCTATGGTTCTATGACACTGGAGACGGTGGATAAGGGGGGTATTGAGTATGACCACATCTCATACGATGCAAGCATTAGCCCTATCGAAGTTGGTACATCTAACCCTGCTACTGCTCAAGAGTATGTAGCCTTTAAGTTTATCCTTTACCGTGATGGTACAACCAATAGTCGTGGCCCTATCTTCAAGGGATATCAGGCTAAGGCAACCATTGCTACCCCACGCCAGCGTGTCATCCAGTTCCCAGTCTATTGCTTTGACTTAGAGACAGATAGATACAACGTTGTTACTGGCTACGAAGGTAGAGCAATGGATAGAATCCAACTCCTTGAAGACATTGAGGAATCTGGAGACGTAGTAACTTGGCAAGACCTCAGCACTGGTGAATCACGTCAGGCTGTTATTGAGCAAGTATCATTCACTCGCGGTACTCCACCAGATAAAGGCTTCTCTGGTTTCGGAGGAATTATTCAGGTAACGATTAGGACAGTATAGTGGCTGCATCAGAATGGGCAGCCTTTGCTGTCGCACTAATGACAATAACAGTGGGGTTTGCTGGCTTTGTGAAGTGGCTTGTTAAGCACTATCTATCAGAGTTAAAACCAAATGGGGGCGGTTCCGTTAAAGACCAAGTGAACCGATTGGAAACACGAGTTGACCAAATCTATCTCCTCCTCTGCGAGAAGGAAAGCAAGTAAGTTATCAGTACTCTTTATTTTAATTGGAACTACATTTCTGCTCTACCCTCAAGCATATGCAGCAACTGCATACTCAGATGTAACCTGTGCCAATCAAGAAGGCACACAGCAGACATATCAAATTGGATGGGATAACTCTAACCAATTCTTTGCAGATAAAGGTTACATTCCTAGACTATTTTGTGAGGGAGGATATGCACCACCAGGATTCACTCTTTATATTAGTGACAATCTTTCTGATAGTTCTACTGGTTACTACAATGGCGTAGTTATAAACCCTACCCCTGTTGCAAGTCCCAATCCTGAGACGCAGACCGTTCAGTCGGAAACTGTGACGGCAACTGAGACAGCGACTGCCCCTTCAGAGAGTTCGACTGCTCCATCTTCTGAGAGCGTAACCGCTTCTGAGACTGCAACAACAACTTCTGATACTCAGACTTCCACAACTGAGACAACTTCAGCGACTGTTGATACTCCGACTTCAAGTGTCGAATCTCCAACACCTGTGCTACCAGCAGAAACATCAACGGTAGATACCCAAACAGTAGAATCAAATCCAACACCTGTAGTTACTCCTCTTCCCGAGCCAGTACCAGTAGTACAACCAGAGCCAATAGTGGCACCGCCACCAACGCCAGAACCTGAACCATTACCTGAACCTATCCCAGACCCTATACCAGAACCTGAGCCAGAACCTATTGTAGACGAGGTTGAAGAGCCTAGCCCTGAGGTTCCTGAAGTAGACGAGCCAGTTGTAGAAGAACCAGTGGTTGAAGAACCCGTTGTTGAAACTCCTACGGAGCCTGAGGTCATTGACGAACCAGAGGTACTTGAGCCTGAGGTTGAACTTACCGAACCTGAACCAACGCCTGAACCAATACAACCTGAACCTCCTGTTGCCGATGAAGATGCTACCGATGAAGAGAAAGAAATTGTAGCACAGGCAATTATTGAAGAGGCCAACGGCCAACCAGTAACGGCAGAGGCAATCCAGGCAGCAGGTCTTACCTATGCTGATTTGCCAGCCGAGACACCAGTTGAAGTTCGTCAGGATGAGAACGGAAACGAAGTTGTTATTACAGCAGAAGTTGCTGCCGCCTTGATGGTTCTTGAGAACCCAGGCGAATTACTTAACGCAATCTTTACAGACCCAGCACAGGCACTCCTTGCACTTGGTTCTATCGGTGCAGATATGAGTGCCGAGGAAAGAGCAGAGTCAGAGAAGACTGTTGTTGCTGCAGTTATCGTAGGTCAAATTGCTGGACAGGCTGCAGTAACTGCTGCTGCTGGTGCTGCCAGCGCTTATCGGAGGAAACCATAATGAAGAAATTCTTTTCAGACATAGCCAATCAACTATGGACTTTGCTAGGTATGTTTATTGCCTGGGTAGTTCTTGATGGTTCAGCAAAGACAATCGTTGGTTACGCAATCATTGCAACACTTGTTGCGTGGGCAATCACACTCAACATCAGAAATCTAAAGGACGAATAATGGACACACTAAAGAACGTAATGATGAGAATTTTTGCAGTCATCGCTGCTGAGTCTCTCGGAGTTATTGGTGCTGGTTCTCTCGTAGGTATTCAAGTATGGCAAGCAGCAGTACTGGCAGGTGCACTAGGTGCAGCCCGTGTACTAGAAGCACTAGCCCGTTTCTACCTAGCAGATGGAAGCCTGACATCAGAAGAAATCAACGCAGCCTTTGCTAAGGTTGACAAGAAAGCGAGTGAGTAAATGGGACAAAGACTAGACTTCATCAAGGTAGCCGAAGGCGAACTAGGTGTAATTGAAGGTCCGAAGGAAAACGAGACAAAGTACGGCGCATTTACAAAAGCAAACTTCCTACCTTGGTGCGGTTCTTTTGTGAACTGGTGTGCCAATGAAGTGGGTTTGAAGATTCCTAACTGTGTATCTACAGTGGCAGGAGCAACAGCCTTTATGAAAAAGAAGCAATGGGAGAAGGCAGAGGAAGCAATCCCTCTACCTGGCGACGTGGTATTCTTTGATTTCCCGAACGATGGCGTTGACCGCATCTCCCATATTGGGATTGTAGTCAAGGACAACGGAGACGGGACGGTCACCTGTATCGAAGGCAACACTGCCCCAGATAAGAAGGGTGACCAGCGTAACGGAGGGCAAGTCTGCCTGAAGGTACGTGCCTACAAGAAGAAGAATGGTTCTAAACTCCGCAGGTCACAGGCTGTGACTATCGTGGGATTTGGTAAGCCAGTCTTCAAGTCATAAGGAGAAAAATGAATACAACTAAACTCGTTGCTATGGCAACTACTTACGCACGTGCAGCGGTCCCAGCAGTGGTGGCCTTGTACGCAGCAGGAGTGACAGACCCAAAGACGCTGGCATATGCTTTCGCATCAGCGTTCATTGCCCCACTCTGGAAGGCACTAGACCCTAAGGCCAAGGAATTTGGCATTGGAAGCAAGAAGTAAACACCCTCAAATAGGGGCCTAACAGCCCCATAGAGACACTAAGACCCTCACCTCTAGGTACTTACCTAGGAGTGGGGGTCTTTTTCTCATTTCTTTTGAATCCAAACCTGGTAATCCTGGCTGAGTAGTACGTACTCACCCTGCTTTTCTTGCAGGAAATTATCTATAGCAATCATAGGGCGAAGGGATGGGTGAACATCCTGACCCCATAGGTAGTCATCAAAGGCAAGGATGCCTTGGGACTTAAGCAGTGGCCACGCATTGGTGGCATCACGATAGACAGCCTTCTCGGTGTGGTCACCGTCAATGTAGATGAAGTCGTACTTCTCCTTGAGGTTAGGTAGCACATAGGTTGAGTCACCCTTGATGGACATTACGTTCTCGTACTTGTCCATTCGGTTGAGATAGATTCCATAGATTGCATCAAAATCCATAGCCTCGTGCTCACGCTCATCTGAACCTTGCCAGGTATCTACATCGGTAAGGGTTGATGATGGGTCAAGAAGAATACTGGTCAGTAACCAGTCACTGGCATCGCCAGTATATACACCCACCTGTAGAAACTTGAGGTTAGGTTTGCCCTTGAACTTGGTCAGGTGATTCTCAAAGTTATACTTCTGGCTATCAAACCAGTTGGGATAGTTCGGCGTGTCGTTTTCCATTAAGTGTCCTGTCTGTGTATACTTAGTTATATAATAACATATAAATAATATATAGGCGCGGAGCGCCTTATATAATATATATAATTATTATTATATACTACAATAGATTTAGATAGTACCCTTGTTTTAAGTACCCTCCTGTCCTTGATAGGGGTACTATCTAACAACTTACTAGACGGAGGAATAAATGCACAACCCATTCAAAAGAAAACCAGACGAGTTTGATTCATTGGTTTCGATTCTCCTATCGGAGATTGATGAACTCGTAATCCTCATTGAGGAAATTCGCAAGGACCTTGATGACCTGACCGACTTTGTAGAAGAACGCCTTGATTAAGTTAAATGATTACACTCTACCTGAGCACATCAGTTACTCAGCATTCACAACCTATCTGACTTGCGGTTATCAGTACTACCTAGGCAGACTACTGCAGGTACCTGAGGAGCCAAGCATCTGGTCAGCAGGTGGCCGTGCATTCCACTACGCAACGGAGTTGTACGACTATGACAACGAATGAACTATGGGCTAAGGCTTGGAAGAAAGAAACCGAAGGTTTAGACCTCAACACTGCACGACGTGCAGGACGTTCAACCAAGGACAATCCTAACAAAGAGGATGGCTTTTGGTGGGACACTAATGGTTCCATTTGGGTAGACAACTACATCAAGTGGCGCAAGAACAATCCTAACTGGAAAATCTGGACAACTCCACAAGGTGCTCGTGCCATCGAACTGGAGTTGAATCCAGTAATCTCAGGTGTACCAGTGAAGATGTTTATTGACAGAATCTTTGAGGTAGACGGTAAGTTAGTTATCGTTGACTTGAAGACATCACGTACACGCCCAACCTCTGACCTTCAGTTAGGCTTCTACAAAGTAGGAGTCGAACAGATGATAGGAGCAGAAGTCAATCTAGGAAACTACTGGATGTCTCGTGAGTCGGGGACAGGAGAGATGATTGACCTAAGTAGATATACGCTAGACACGCTTGAGTACTTTGTCGATGGGTTTGATAAAGCACGCAAGGCTGGTATATTTCTACCGAACCTACAATCGTGCAATTTCTGTGGACTCACAGCACATTGCCAATTCACAAAGGAAAAGAAATGACAACAGAAAACTGGAAGTTGCAAGTATCGGTTAAGTCTCCTAATGGTGACTTGATTAACATTCGTGCCAACACAGCAGATGAACTGAGCGTAATGCTTGAAGGTATTACAGACTACTCACATCAGATTGCTGCTACATCTAAGGCGGTTGCTGCTGCTTACACAGTACTCCCTTTAGCGACTGGCGGTTCAACTCAAGACACCGCGCCAGCGCCATCCTTCGTAGCAACCCAGGCGCCGAGTCCTTCCGCAGGGCAAGCAGGGATGTCTACGCCGACTTGCGTACACGGAGCACGCATCTTCCGACAGGGAGTGAGCAAGACCAACGGGAAGCCTTACGCATTTTGGGCTTGCCCGACACCACAGGGAACACCAGACCAGTGCAAACCCGTGAACTAATACAAGAAGAAATGCTATAAGAATTGGTGGAGGGGTAGTCAGACGGGGAAGGTGATTGCCCCTCTTCCAACTTAAGACAGGAGATGTAATGAGAACTTTAGTAAGAAGTGTAGGACGACAGGATATTGGCGGTGAACCGCTACCAAGTTGCTTCAAAACATTTGATAACAACAAGATTATATTTCGCAGGTCAGAAGTATCTATGCTTGCAGGTACACCTGGTGTAGGTAAGTCAACACTTGCTATTGCACTAGCGTTGAAGATGAAGGTACCTTGCCTATACATCTCAGCAGATACCAATGCACACACTATGGCTATGCGTTTAGCCTCAATGATTTCTGGTAAGAACCAGACTGATGTTGAGAACCTAATGAATGCTGACCCTGGTTGGACGAAGGCTGTGCTACAAAAGAGTAGCCATATTGTCTGGTCATTTGAATCATCACCTACCTTGCAAGATATAGATGAAGAAGTCCAAGCCTTTGAGGAACTCTGGGGTTGCCCACCTGTTGCTATCTTTGTAGATAACTTGATGGACATAGCCACAGATGGTGGAGAAGAGTTCGCATCTATGCGTGCGATTATGAAGGAGTTGAAGTACCTTGCTCGTGCAACTAACACTGCTATTATTATTTTACACCACACTTCTGAGGCTGTTATGGGTAACCCTTGCCAACCTCGTTCTGCCCTCCAAGGTAAGGTGGCACAACTTCCTGCACTTATCT